CATCATTGTCAGACGTTCGCTGCCGCTCAGCCATCTGATGCCATCCGTTCGGGTGAGCGACGAAAGTGGTACAGCCCATAGCGATTTGGGAGCCGGCTTTGTTTGCCAATAGAGTATTGGCAGCCCATGCATCCGCGGGGCGTGGCCATTGCTGCGACTGAGACGCTGGAGGTATTGCGTCCACTGGCGCGGCGTCAGCCAGCAGCTCGATGGGGGGCATTCGTTGATGACCTGCGACCAGGAATATTCGACGACGTTGTTGGGGGACTCCGAAATATTGAGCATTAAGCACTCGCCAGCATCCCACATACCCGCTGTTCGCAAGGGCCCGGATGACTGTTTCAAAGTCTTGGCTATCGTTGATAGCGAGCAGGTTAACGACATTCTCAAGCACCACCCAGCGAGGTTGTGTCTCTTGGAGGATGCGTATGACTTGCCAAAACAGGCCGCTGCGTTCGCCGCGTAGGCCTCGGGTGGTTTGGTTGCCGGGGCGGCTGCCGGCGATGCTGATGTCTTGGCAGGGAAAGCCTGCGGTGATGACGTCGACGGTTTGGAGGTTGTGGGCGCCGCAGTCGCGTACGTCTTCGTGCTGGGTGGCGTGCGGAAATCGGTCGGCAAGGACAGCCCGGTTGGTGGGGTTGAGTTCCACTTGCCAGGCGGTGCGGTAGCCTGCGTTTTCGAATCCTGCATCAAATCCTCCTATGCCTGCGAACAGGCTTCCAATGGTGGGCTGGGGCATGTCTGCGCTCGTGTGGGCAGATGCTCAGGGCATTCGGATAGGAGGCTCGGGGCCTTCAGGTGGTTGAGTGTCCGGCAGCGCGGGCACTTGATTTGTAGGTCGGTGAAGCCTCGCGCGGCGGCGAGTTTGCGGTGGCACTGGCCACAGCGGATGTCTTGCATGTTTATGTCCCTTTGGCTGTGGGCCAGCCGTTGTAGGGTGTGTCGGGGGCGCCTGATCGGTGCATAAGAAACCGTTCAGCGATTGTTCGCCCGCGCGTGCCTGTCACCATTGAATGGTTACCCGTCCGTCAGCGCCATCCGGTGCTGCGCTGGAGGTGCGGCCGCCACCTCCGTGTCCGGGCGTAACGGGTTTGCGGGTATCGTCCGAAGAGGCTCCTGACTCGCCGCCCCCGCCGGCACCGCCTAGAAAACCGGTGTTTGAAGCGTTGCCGACAGGGTGACCCGCGACGCCGATGCAATCGTTTTCATTTCCCCCGTAGCCGGTGCCCCCATGTGGCGCGTGACCATCGAGCATTCCGCCCCTTCCAGCGGTCGCGTAGACAAACGTTCCGAAAAGCGTCGTGCCGCCGTCTCCTCCTATGGTGTCGATATCGGACGCCCCCTTACCGCCCGCGCCTACAGTGATGTTTACCGAGGCAATGCCGCGTAAGTCGACGAGTTTTTTAGCGACGCCAGCGCCCGACCCGCCTGAGGGCCCGGGTAATGTTTTGGACCGAGCGCCACCGCCGCCACCGCCAATGACGACGACCCATGCTTGAGTGACGCCCGAAGGCACCTCCCAGACGTGGGTGCCGGGGGTGAAAAAAACGGCGCGCCCACGGAACGGGTAAAGGCTGGCGAGCGTTTTGGGCGTCACGGTTGTATTGGTCTCTGTTCCGGCTTTGACGGCGTTTTGTGAGGCGATGCGCGCAATGCCGGCGGCTCGCTCGGTGGCCTGGATCACTTTGTCGGTAATGGTTTTCAGTGATTCGATTTTTCCTTTGAGCCACAGCGTGCGGTTGGTCAGTTGTTTTATTGGGAGGTTGGTGACGCCTTCCGGGCCGCCGACGACGGGGTCGGAGGTTTCGATCTGGTAGACGCCGGGTGTCCATTGGTTGGCTTCGGGTAGGTCGGCCATTAGCTGCTTCCGTGGTTGTATTGGCCGTCGTAACGGGCGACTGCGTTGTAGCGGATGGCGACGGTCTGATAGTCGAGCGAGACCAGGCGACAGCGTGCCGGTGCGACGGACAGGAGGACGCGGCGCAGGAGCACCGCTTGGTCGTTGGTGAGTGGGCGTTTGAGGATGACGCGGTATAGCGGCCAGATCGGCTTTTTGCTCTGTTCAATATCGCGCTGTGTTGCAGGCCCCTCTTGAAGACTGACCTCACCAAAACCCAGTAGGCGGATGACTTCTCGAATCGCCCAAGGAGTGCCCTTGAATCGGTGCAGTTCGATGGCGTTTTTGATGAGGTTGCGTTTGGCTTGTTCGGACTCGGCGAGTTGCCAGGCGGCTTCGTCGAGCAATGAGAATTGGTCGGCTAGGTGCGGCAGTAATTTGGGCTGCACCCAGTCGATCAGGTAGACCAGCATGGTGTTGATGTCGAGCTTGGCCAATGACTGGTCGAGCAGTTCGCACAGCAGTGTGAAACGTTCATCGCCGGCCAATGCGGGGGGCAGCATTGGGTCAGCCATGGGCCACCCCGGCATCGGTCAATTCGATTGAGGTGCAGTGGGCCCATTCGTTGCCGCTTAACTCGCGAATTTTCTGCGGCACTGTCAGGTCTGCACGGTAAACGCCGGGGACTTGTAGCGCGGCGGTCAGTTGTTCTGGGACCAGATCGTGACCGAGTGTGGCGCTGCATTCTTGCGCGTAAGCGTTGGCAGCCGCTTGGGCCGCAGCCATTGTCGCGCTGCGGTCGACGGCTGTGTAGAACGTCAGGTTTGCTTTGATTTGGAAGCTGACTTCGACAGGGGCCAGTGCATTGACGGTGTCGCACAGAGGCCGCAGCTTTTCGCCGCTGACCTGGCGTGTGATGTCTTGAAGCAGTGAGTCTGTTGGCAGGCCGTCGAGGGTCAAGGGATACAGCGCGACATGACCGTCCGGTTGACCTTCGTCTGGGCCGTGAACGGCGACGTCGATGATGGATTGATGTACGGCCAGTGTGTGGTAGCGGTACGCCGCGCGGCTGCCTGCATTGCTGAAGGCTTCCGGGGCCAAGATGATTCGTTCGCGGTAGCGCTCGTCATTTTCGTGTGCGGCACCGTCAGCGGTTGTTGTGGTGTTGCTGACCGTCAACGCGGCGACTGGCGAGTTGCCCAGCACGTTGATCTGGCCGATGGTCCAGCCATTGCCTTGCTCGCCGACGGTCAGGCACGTTGCCGTGACGGTCACGTGTGTTTGGTCAGCGAGGATGGTCACGTCGCGATCGGTGATGAAGGTCAGTTTGGCATCTTGGGTACTGACCCGTGTGCCGATCGGAATCAACACCGGCTGGGCTGGTTTTGCCGGCAGGTTGAAGCGCAAAGTGCACCGGGCGGCTTTTGCCAGCAGGCGCGGCGTGGCGACCAGCTCGCCGAGGTAATCAAGGATGGGGCCGCGGGCGAAGCGCACCAGGAGTTGTTCGCCGGCGTGCTGGATGCTCATCTGCAATCGGGAGACGGCGTAGGCGATCTGGTCGATGTAGAGGCGTTCGATCTGGGCTGGGTACAGGGTTTTGCCGGATTTTTGTTCGTAGCGGGCGATGAGTTCGGCTTCTAGTGCGGCGGGGTCGATTTTGATGAATTCGGGTTTAGGGAGTTCGCGCATAGGGGACCTCGGTGCGCTGGGGTAGCTGGCCGGTGACGCGCCATTGCACGCGGACGATGATGTGTTGGGTGTTGATCTGGATGTGGACTTGGTCGACGGCCACGCGCGGTTCCCAGCGGCGGATGGCTTCGATGGCTTCGCGCACCAGGTGCGGGGTGACGCGGTGGGTGGGCCAGTCGAGGTACAGGTGCAGGTTGCTGCCGAATTCCGGGCGGTGTGGGTCGCTGGCTTTTGGGGTGGTGCGGATGATGCGCAGGGATTGGTCGATGTCGCGCAGGCCCTCCACGATCTCGCCGGTGGTGCCGAGTGCGGGTTGCCAGTGGGCGGCGGTGATGCTGGTGTGGGGGATGGGCGTTGTCATGGGCCCATGGTGATGGGGATTTTACCGTGAAGCTTTTAATCGAGTTTAGAGAGCAATGCAGGTTAGATTAGGGACCACCATGGACGTCGAGGCTGAACAATGAGCAAAGCTAATGTTGCGCCATGTTATAGAGCGGAGAGTTTCAATTGCCCACGGTGTGGCGCTTTCGCAGGGATGAAGTGGAACGACTTGCAATTAAATAGCAACGATTACGCGTCCATTACTTTCTCGACGTGCGCAGCATGTCAGAAACCCAGCGTCTGGATCGATGACGATGACGATAGTCGAATTGTGCCAACCCCAGGCCTGCCTATGTTGGGGCTTTTAGGAGGACGCCAGACACTGATTTTTCCCCACGAGTGCGTTGCACCTCAGGCGGAAGACGATATGCCTAATCATATAAAGCTAGATTTTGAAGAGGCTCGACTGGTCTTTACCCATTCCCCCAGAGCAGCGGCTGCACTCTTACGGCTCTGCGTACAGAAGCTTTGTCATGAACTACTCGGCAAAAAAGGCGACATTCACAAACAGATTGGCGAGCTTGTAGAAATGGGGCTGCCTCCACGCGTGCTGAAGGCTTTCGACACGATTCGTATCTTTGGTAATGAGTCTGTACATCCCGGCACGCTTGATCTGAATGATACCCCGGAGGTCGCGCTGGCACTTTTCACGCTTCTGAATATGGCTGTCCGGCATTGCATCACCGAGGAGAAGCAGCTAGAAGCCATCCGAGCGCTCACTCCTGAAAACAAACGACGCGATATTTGAATGTGGCTGGTGATGACAGGACTTTAGGTTTCCAGACATTATGTATTGAAGTGTGCCTCGATATAGCTGGGCATTACACTCATCAAATGTTAACAATCAGGATGATTCATGAGTCAGACAGTGCCCCCTACCTATAACGCTGCTAGCTTCAACTGCCCGCACTGCGGGGCAT